ACTCTTGAGATGGTTAGAATTGACGATATAGTCAAACAAATCATTACAGATATCAAGCTTGAAGAAGCTAGAATTGCTCATTTAAAGAACAGTGTTGAAGGTTCTGCTCCTGAAGTTTCAGTAGCTACTTAATCAAAAGCTACATCGTTGGAAAAATTCCACTCCACACTGTAGGATCTCTTGCACTCTTCTGAAAAATAACATATAATATTTACACTATATATTTAATAAATAATGAATGCTGACGCATATAGTCGACAACCCTAGGGACAGTATTCAAATATCTAGGAGGATATTAATATGGCTAATACAACATTTACAGGACCGGTAAGATCCGAAAACGGATTCCAGTCTGTAGTAAAAAACCTATCAACAGGTGTTTATACACCTGAATACCTAAACGTAAAATTTGATTTTACTAGTATGATTCATGCTGCAGTTACTGCAGGAGCTGGAGTTGCTTTACCTGGTAATCAAGTTAGTACGGTAAATTTTACAGGCGCAGCAGCTTGTTCAATGACTTTACCATCAGCTATCGCAGGAACTAAATGTGCTTACGTTCAAAGAGTAGACACTACTGGTGGAACAAGCACTTTAACTTTTGATGCTTTAGGAACTGATGCTTGGTACACAGGTTCTTTAATTGAAACCAGAGCAGCAGACAATGTTTCTTATGATACTTCAGTAGCTAATGAAGGTTCATTAGTTTTCACTGCAGCTAATGCAACTACAAACTTTTTTACAATCGGATGTATTTTATATTTTTCTTGTACAGAAAATGGTTTTTGGCATGTAGGTATGGACTCATCTAAAGATCCTTTAGCAGTTAAAGGCGCATTTGCTTGGGCAGCGTAATAAATAATTAAAGTGGGCCTCCGGGCCCACTTAAAATTAATTTAAGGAGAAAATATGGATTCAGATCAAACAACATTAAATAAAACTACAGGTACAATTTCTGTTTTAAGAGGAGCAAGATCTAGAGTTACTTCTATTCAAGGTAGAGGTGAAGCGGGTTCTGTTTTACTTTTACATGATGCAGCGACTACAGGTGCAGCAGCAGGAAGTAATTTAAAAGCTACTTACAGATATGATACTGAAGGACTAGAAGTTTATATTCCAGGTTCAGGTATCTTATTTGAAAATGGAGTTTGTGCTACACTAACTCAATCAGCTGGTACAGACGGAAGCGTTACGTTAACTATTACAGGAGCGTAAGCTCATGGCTAACACTACCTCTGGAACTACAATTTTTGAAAAAGGTTTTTCTATTGCAGATATTGTAGAAGAATCTTTTGAAAGAATTGGAATACAAGGTGTTTCTGGATATCAATTAAAAACTGCTAGACGTTCTTTAAATATAATGTTTCAAGAATGGTCAAACAGAGGCTTGCATTATTGGGAAATAGCTAATAACTCAATTACATTAGTTAATAATCAAGCAGTTTATAAAATGTTTAGATCAACATCTGATGGAACTTCAGATGCTATGTTTAGCCCATTATCTGCTAATATGACCAATAGTCAAACAACAGTTGTTGTAGATTCTGTTTCAAATTTTCCAGTTACAGGTACTTTACTAATAGGTACAGAACAAATTACTTATACAGGTATAACAAATGACACAAATACGTTTACAGGATGTACTAGAGGAGCAAACAATACAGCAGCAGCAACTCATCTAACAGATGACAATTGTTTTAATAATAGTTCTATTATTAATGGTGTTGATGATATTTTAGAAGCTAGTTATAGAAATTCTAGTATCATAGACACACCTCTTACAAAAATAAGTAGATCAACTTATCAAGCTTTATCAAATAAAACTTCTAATGGACAACCTACACAATATTATGTTCAAAGATTTATAGATAGAGTAACTATTACTTTATATTTAACTCCAGGTACTTTTGAAGCTGGAGATTTTTTTAATTATTATTATGTAAAAAGAATTCAAGATGCCGGAAGCTATAGTAATGATGCAGATGTACCTTACAGATTTGTACCTTGTATGGTAGCAGGACTTGCTTATTATTTAGCTGTAAAATTCTCTCCTGAAAGAATTGAAGCATTAAAAATGTTATATGAAGATGAATTACAAAGAGCATTAGCAGAAGATGGATCTTCTTCTAGTTCTTTTATAACACCTAAAACTTATTATCCAGGTATCTAATGGCAAAATTATCTAGAGGAAAATATGCACAAGCAATATCAGATAGATCAGGTATGGCATTTCCTTATCAAGAAATGCTAACTGAATGGGATGGTAGTTTTGTACACACATCAGAATTTGAAGCTAAACAACCACAAATTCAACCAACAAGATTTACAGGTGATCCACAAGGATTATCTAATGCAAGACCAGATAGAACCGAACCTGCAACAGAAAATTTATTACCAGGAGATCCATTAAGTTTAACATCTGGTTCTTCTACAGTAACTGTTACTGAACCAGCACATGGAAGATCAACAAATGATACTGTTGTATTTAGAAATGTAAATGGAAGCCCCGGAGGCTTGGTTTTTTCTTTATTTGAAAATACATCAGGATTTAGTATAACAGTAGTAGATACAAACAGTTATAGTTTCAATTGCGGAAGTAATGCAACTGTAACAGAAAAATCAGGAGGAATGTTTGTAACTGCAGGACCAGTTACTCTAACACCATAATGGCTTATATTTTAACAAACTTACAAGACGATATTAGAAACTATACTGAAGTTGATAGTACAGTTTTTTCTACTGGCGTATTAAATACTATTATTAAAAATGCAGAAAATAGAATTTATAGAGATTCTGATTCTGATGATAATAGATTTTATGCTATATCTAATTTAGTTACAGGTAGTAGATATGTAACAATTCCAAATGATTTAAGAATTATTAGATATATTCAATTAAAAGATTCAAATAATAAACAAGTATTTTTAGAAAAAAGAGATACTAGTTTTATGTCTGAATTTTATGATGCACCAGCAACTCAATCTGGAATTCCAAAATATTATGCTAACTGGGATGCTAGTAATTGGGTGGTATCACCTACACCAGATAGTACTTATGAAATAACTATGGCTTATATCAAACAACCAGAGAGTATTACTACTTCAACAGGTACTACTCCTCCAAGTACAAATGGAACTTATACAAGTAATAAATATCAAGATTTACTTTTATTCTGTTGTCTGGTAGAAGCATATGGATACTTGAAAGGCCCTGGAGATATGCTACAATACTATGAACAGGCTTATCAAAGAGCTTTACAATCGTACTCTATTGAACAACAAGGTAGAAGACGTCGGGACGAATGGCAAGATGGGGTCATTAGAACTGGGATGCAATCTGAATCACCATCAAAATACTAAGGAGATAAAATATGGCTAATGTAGTACCTGACTCATTTAAAACAGATCTTTTAAAAGGCAAATTCAGTTTTGATACTTCTGGAAACAGTGGTAGTACCTTTTATTTGGCATTGTATACATCTTCAGCTAGTTTTAGTACAAGTACTTCTGCGTATAGTAATACCAATGAAGTATCTGGAACAGGCTATTCAGCTGGAGGTCAGGCATTAACTAATTTAGGCGTAGCTATATCAAGTAATATTGCGTTTGTAGATTTTGACAATGAAAAATGGACGTCAGCTACAATTACCGCAAGATACGGTTTGATATATAAAAATAGTTCTAACGAAGCAGTTTTAGTTTTAGACTTTGGTGGTAATAAAACTTCTACTAACGGCGACTTTGAAGTTGTCTTTCCTGCTGCATCGAACTCTGCTGCGATAATTAGATTAGGTGATGCGTAATAAATAGAGGTTAAATTAATGGCAGCGTTGATAGTAAATGATAGAGTTAAAGAAACATCTACTACTACTGGAACTGGAACAATTTCACTAGCTGGCGCAGAAACTGGTTTTGAAACTTTTGTATCAGGAATTGGTACTGGTAAACGAACTTACTATGCTATTTCTAATGACGGAACCACTGAATTTGAAGTTGGTATTGGAACTGTAACAGATGCAAGTCCTGATACTTTATCTAGAGATACAATTATTTCTTCTTCTAATTCTGACAATGCAGTAGATCTTTCAGCGGGAACAAAAACAGTTTTTTGTACTTTACCTGCAGCTAGAGCTATATCTCCATCTATGACAGCAACAGATTATGTAGTAACACATAACTCTACAATTTCAGAAGATCAAACAATTGATTCTGGAGTATTAGCAGGACCTGTTACTATAACAGCAACACAAACTATAACAGGAACATTGGTAGTTATATAATGAGTAGAATAGAAGTAGATACTATATTACCTCAATCGGGTACAAGCTTAACGCTAGGTTCTTCTGGTGATACGGTTACTATTCCTTCAGGTGTATCACTTGCACCAGGTGGAGGATTAACTCTTACAGGAAACTTTGTAGTTGACGGTGGCACAATAAAATTAGATGGTAATTATCCTACAGGAACTAATAACGTAGCATTAGGTGACCAAGCATTATCAAGTGGAAGTTTATCTGGTGCTAGCAATACAGCAGTAGGTTCTCTATCTTTGCTTTCAAATACATCAGGTGCAGATAATACAGCAATGGGTTTATGTTCTTTAAGATTAAATACTACAGGTGGTCAAAATACTGCTATGGGTAGAAAAGCCATGAGCAATAATGTTTCAGGTGATAACAATACTGCTGTTGGTAGACAGGCAATGACAGCTAATACTACAGCTGATGACAGCACTGCAGTAGGTTCGTTAGCTTTAACATCTAGCACAACAGGTGCTGAAAATACAGCAGTAGGTTCGTTAGCTTTAACATCTAACACAACAGGATTTAATAATTCTGCTCTTGGTAGATGTGCATTATTCAGTAATACTGAAGGAGATAAAAACACTGCAATAGGAATGTCAACATTACGTTGCAATCTTACTGGGTGTAGCAACACAGCTGTTGGTTACACAGCATTATTAAAAAATACAGCATCAGACAATACAGCAGTTGGCTGTGGTGCATTAATATGCAACACATCAGGAACTTTAAACACAGCATTAGGTTTATGTGCTTTAAGCACAAACGTATCATCAAATCATAATACAGCATTAGGAGCAAATTCATTAAAAGTTAACACAGGTATTCAAAATACTGCTATAGGAAGTGCTTCATTAATAAAAAATATAGGTGGAGAAAATCATGTTGCAGTTGGTTATCTTTCATTAGCTTGTAACTCTACAGGTTCTCATAATACAGCAGTAGGTTTTGCATCTTTATGTGCTAACACAACAGGAGCTTTTAATGTTGCAATGGGTTGTGGTGCTTTAAAAGCTAACACTACAGCTTGTTATAATATTGCTGTAGGAAGAAATGCTCTTTTAGACAATACAACAGGAAAATGTAATGTTGGTATGGGTTATGGTGCTTTAGCAAATAACACTACAGCAGATAATAATGTTGGAATTGGTGCTAATTCTTTGGAAGTAAATACAACAGGAACAGCAAATGTTGCATTGGGAATGAATGCTTTACAAGCAAACACAACAGCAGGTGGTAATACAGCAATAGGTAAAAGTTCTTTAGCAGTAAACACCACAGGTGCTTCTAATACAGCATTAGGATCAAATTCTTTAGTAGCTAACACAACAGCTGGTGATAATACTGCATTAGGTTTTAGAGCAATGTGTAAAACTACAACTGGTTGTCAAAATGCAGCAGTTGGTACTAACGTTATGCGACAGAACACAACTGGTGATCTTAATGTTGCAATAGGTTATAGAGCATTAGATGCTAATACTACAGCAGATAACAATACAGCAGTTGGTGCTGATTCTTTATTATCTAACACAACAGGTACACAAAACATAGCAGTTGGAGGAAGCGCATTAGATGCTAACACAACAGGTAATAGTAATACATCAATAGGTATTAATTCACTTTCTGCTAATACCACAGCTGCAAATAATGTAGCAGTTGGTAATAATTCACTTCAAAGTAATACAACAGGTTGTCAAAATACAGCTATAGGTTCATTATCATTAGATTCAAATATTACAGGAGATAACAACGTAGCAGTTGGTAGAGATGCTTTAGGAGCTAACAATGCAGATAATAATACTGGTGTTGGACATAGTGCTTTAAAAGCTAACACATCAGGTACAGATAATGTTGGTTTAGGCTCTAATTCATTATTATCTAACGTAACAGGTGCAAGAAATACAGCAGTAGGAGAAGCAGCTTTAGCTGCAAACACAGGTTCAGAAAACACAGCTGTTGGAGAAAATGCTTTATGTAAAAATGTAGGTGGTCAATGTAATACAGGTCTAGGTGCAAGAGCATTATGTTGTAACACTTCAGGAGATAACAATGTTGGAGTTGGTTATTTAACATTATATAAAAATACAACAGCAGATAACAATGTTGGAGTTGGAGTAATTGCTTTAAGAGATAATACAACAGGAGAAAAGAATGTAGCAGTAGGTAATACTGCCTTACAAGGTAACACAACAGCCAGTAATAATACAGCAGTTGGATTTTGTTCTTTAAATGCTAACACAACAGCTCCAGACAATGTAGCAGTTGGTTTTGAAGCTATGCTTACTAATACAACAGGTTGTAGAAACGTAGCAGTTGGAAAAAGAGCGCTTAAATTAAATACTGAAGGTTGTGATAATGTAGCAATTGGTTTAAATACTCTTGGAGCTAATACTACAGGAGATTTTAATACAGGTATTGGATTTGCATCTTTAAAAGTTAACACAACAGCTTCGTATAACACAGCATTAGGTTATTGTGCTTTAAGTGCTAACACAACAGGTGCAAACAACACATCAATAGGTGCTTGTGCTGGTTTTGCTGTTACAACAGGAGAAGAAAATGTTGTTGTTGGTTTTAATACTGGTAAGTCAATAACAACAGCTGGTGCAAACGTAGCAGTAGGACATTCTGCACTTCAAAATACTACAACAGGTGGTGGAAACACTGCTTTAGGTAGAGAGGCTTTACTTACTAACACAACAGCTGGTAATAATACAGCAGTAGGTAAAAGAGCATTATATTTAAACACAACAGGTGATAACAGTGCAGCAGTAGGTTGTGGTGCTTTATCAGCAAACACAACAGGTGCTTCAAATGTTGCTATGGGTAGAAATGCTTTATTATCTAACACAACAGCTAATTTAAATACGGCTGTAGGAGATTGTGCCTTACAAGCAAATACAACAGCTTCTGATAATACAGCTTTTGGTGCATATGCTTTAAGAACCAACACGACAGGTGCATCTAACGTAGCAGTTGGTAAAAATTCTTTACTAGCAAACACAACAGCTTCAAGTAATACAGGAGTTGGTTATAACTCTTTATTTTCTAACACAACAGGTGCATGTAACACAGCAGTTGGTAAAGATTCTTTAAAAGTTAACACAGAGGGTTCAAGTAATGTTGCATTTGGAGAAACTGCTTTAGATGCTAATACAACAGGAAGTTCTAATGTAGCAATTGGTAGAAATTCTTTAGGTGCAAACACGACATCTACAGGAAATGTAGCAGTAGGAGCATTTACTTTATTAGTAAATACAACAGGAGCACAAAATACAGGATTAGGTTGGCAAGCATTAACAGCTAACACAACAGCTTCAAACAATACAGCAGTTGGTTCATTAGCTTTATTAGCTAACACAACAGGTAATGATAATACAGTTGTTGGTCAAAGTGCATCAGAAACTAGTACAACAGCTTGTAGAAGTGTGATAATTGGTAAAATTTCAGCAACAGCACTTACAACAGGAAATGAAAATGTTGTTGTTGGATATACAGGTGCTCCATCAATGACAACAGGGAGAAGAAATACAATTTTAGGAGTACAAGGTAGTAATGGTTTAACAACAGGATGTAACAATCACACTCTAGGAGATAATGCAGACCATGGCAAAATATTTAATATTACTTCAGAAGATCATAGAGTAATTATTGGAAATAATGCTACAACTAATTCTTATGTAAAAGTAGCTTTTACAGTAACTTCAGATTTAAGAGATAAAACTAATTTTGGAACTGTTCCTCATGGTTTAGATTTTGTAAATAAGTTAGATCCTGTTTCATTTCAATTTAAAACATCAAGAGAAGATGATACTCCACATGGAGATGTAAGATATGGATTTAAAGCTCAAGATATTATGGCACTTGAAGGAGATAACCCAGTTATTATTGATAATGAACAACCTGAAAAATTAAAATACAAAGGCGAACATTTAGTTCCTGTATTAGTTAATGCAATCAAAGAATTAACAGCTAGAGTAAAGGAATTAGAAAATGAGTAGTATTATAAAAGTAGATACGATCCAGGACCAAGCAGGTAATAATATTATTAATGAAAATTCTAATACTATTACTATTGGTAAAACAAATGACACAATTAATATTGTAGGAACATTACAAAATAATGGATCAGCTATACCAGGTGATATTTCATCAGTTGTTGCAGGAACAGGTTTATCTGGTGGTGGTACATCAGGAGACGTTACTTTAAATGTAGAAGCAGCACAATCAGGAGTAACTTCACTTGGAACTCTAACAGCTTTAACAGTCAATGGAAATTTATCAGTTGACGGTGGCACAATAAAATTAGATGGTAACTATCCAACAGGAACAGATAACGTAGCTTTAGGAAATGCAGCTTTAGATAGTGTTCAATCTGGCGGTAATAATAATACAGCCATAGGTAATGATGCTTTAACAGCTTTAACTACTGGTGACCAAAATACAGCAGTAGGTGATTGTGCATTAAAAGCTAGCACAGCATCAAACAATACAGCAGTAGGCTATCTATCGCTTGGTACTAATACGACAGGAGCAAACAACACAGCAGTAGGTCGTCTATCACTTTTTAATAATACAGAAGGTGCTTGTAATACAGGTTTAGGTTTAAGTGCCTTAAATGCTAACACAACAGGAATTGGAAATACAGCAGTAGGTCTTCAATCATTAGATGCCAACACAACAGCTAGTAACAACACAGCTGTTGGTTTAAATTCTTTAGGTGCTAACACAACAGGCACAAGTAATACAGCAGTCGGTAAAGATGCTTTATTGGCCAATACAACAGCAGATTTTAATACTGCTATAGGTACTTGTTCTATGCTTACAAATATAACTGGTGAAGAAAATACAGCAGTAGGTTTTAATTCTCTAAAAACAAGTACAGTATCTAATAACACAGCTTTTGGTTCTCAAAGTTTAAGAGGTACTACAACAGGTGCTAACAATACAGCAGTTGGTAGAGATGCCATGAAAGCTAACACGACAGGTGCTAACAATACAGCAGTAGGAAAAGATACTTTAATAGCTAACACAACAGGTGGTTGTAATACTGCTGTTGGACATAGTGCTTTGGTAGCTAACACAACAGCTTCGTATAACACAGCAGTAGGTTTTAATAGTTTAAAAACTAACATAACGGGTGCTGGTAATACAGGTTTAGGTTACAGATCATTAGAACTTACTACAGGAAATAATAATACAGGACTAGGTTATGAAGCTGGAGCGGCAAATGCTGGAGGTTCTTCAAATACATCAGTAGGTAAATCAGCATTATGTAAAAATACAACAGGTGATAATAATGTTGCAGTAGGTTTACAGGCTCTATTTGCTAACACAACAGCAGATAATAATACTGCAATAGGTAAATCTGCCTTAACTTCAAACACAACAGGTACAAGAAATGTTGCTGTGGGTTGTGGTGCTTTATTATCTAATTCAAATGATAATGATAATACAGGTGTTGGTTTTGCAACTTTAGTTAATAGTTCAGGTCAATCTAACACAGCAGTAGGTTCTTGTGCTTTAAATGCTAACACTACAGCTTCATGTAACACAGCAGTCGGTTATGCAGGTTTATTAGCTACCACAACAGGGTGCGGTAATACTTCTGTAGGTTATAACTCAATGGATGCAAATACCACAGGAGATAGAAACGTTGCCATGGGTAGAGATGCTCTAGGTAATAATACAACAGCAGATTTTAATGTTGCTATAGGTTCTGAAGCAATGGAAGTTAATACTACAGGAGCTCAAAATACAGCAATTGGATTTAAAGCCTTACAAAGTAGTTCAGATCAAAGTTTCAATGTATCTATCGGAGCCTGTTCTATGAGAGTAGCAACAGGAGCAGCAGAAAATGTAGCAGTAGGCTGGGCAGCATTATTGGATCTTACAACTGGAGACAGTAATGTAGCAGTTGGTTATTCTTCTATGGCAAATGTAACAACAGGTTCAACAAATACAGCAGTTGGTCCTTCTAGTTCTCCAGCATTAACAACAGGTAGTAATAACGTAACAATTGGTCCAGGGGCTGGTATATCTCTAACAACAGGGAGTAATAATCTTTTATTAGGACATGACGCTGGTCGTTCTGGTTCTCCTGGTGGAACAGTTACAACAGGTTCAAATAGAATTGCATTAGGTGATGAAAATATTAGCAACGCACATATTCAAGTAGATTGGACAGTAGCTTCTGACCAAAGGGATAAAACTGATTTTAATAATTTAGATTTAGGTTTAGATTTTGTAAATAAATTAAATCCTGTAACTTACAAATGGGATAAACGTTCTAAATATGATAAAAATTTAAATGTAATTCCCAATGGGAAACATAAACAAGATTGGTTAGATTTAGGATTTAAAGCACAAGAAGTTGAAGCATTAGAAATAGAAGCTGGATATAATAAGGATAATAAAACTAATTTAACTGTAGATATTTCAGAAGATGGTAAACA